CCCACCCTGTGTGTCTTTATAAAAGGCACGCACTACTCTGAATGACCCAGATGTCAAAATGTCATTTACCATAGTATAAAGCAATTCTGACACTGTGACAAAACCAGCTTTCTCTACAGAATAAAATTGTTTTTCTGGGTAAAAAACTTCGTATACGGTATTAATTGGCATTGTAAATCTTCCTTTAGGAACAAGTAAAATATCTTGTTAGTTGTATTTATTTATACTATAGATTAGTTATTTATGGACTCGCATAGGTTTTATGACTGAATTGTGGCATAGTAATAAAAATTCAAAATCACCGGAGAACCAGCTGAAATATTGCTGAGACTGGTTATAGTAGCATACACTTGAGGTAGCGGAGGGTCTTCTAAATTAGCAAAAATACTGTATTGTCTAGACTGAAAACTTGAGCCGTCATTCAAAATCACAGTTCCATCGTCAACAAGATGATTAGTAGTTGAAATAAATGTATAAGGATTTGGTTGATTTCTCAAAACTGTGCCATATACCTGGACTTTAATATTTGGTCTGCTTACACTGAGATTATAGACCATAGCACTTATACCCAATGGTAAAGTAAGTGTTGCTGTACCGTAAGCAGCCAATGAGGGTATATTAATTGTATAGGTTTTTCTACTTAACTCAACCGAGGCAGGTGCTGGAGCCCAATAAGTGCGTAAACTACCACCACCTTCTGCGTATAAAATAGATTTATTGACAGGGGCAGTGTTTGGTAAAGAATATTGATCATTTATTGTAACTGTTCTATCCGTTACATTGAAATAAATTAAGTTGCCATCAATAGCTAAATCTACCCCATCTCTTTGGAGATCGGGTAAAAGCATTTCACCTGAAATTCTTCCTATTGCCATTTTACTTTATCAATTCAATCTTGTCTATATACACTTGGCTACCAACTGTTTTACTGCCATTACTATCAACACTACCACTAACAAAAACAAATTTATATGATCCTGCGTCGGCAGCAGTGAACGATTTTTCTACTTTACTCCATTCTGTAGTACTGCCAGTGGCTTTAAGCAATACTATGGTTTTGCATCCAGTGCTACTCAACAAATAGGCACAAATATCATAATTTTCGTCCACATAAAAATTCAATGGCCTATTAAATGCCTTCCACCAAAATTGAATTCTATCACCTCCAGCAATATTTACATAATTTTCACTAACTAGTATTGGTCCTCTAACAATATTCATTTCTTTGAAAGTAGTACCAACTAACATTAATCTTAATGCATTATCTTCGGTGTAACCAGGTACAGTCTCTTTTACAAAGTCGGTAGAGTAAAATCCACTAGCACTTAATTCATCGCGTTGTTCATAATCAATTTGCGTTACGTCACGTACACTAGGTGTTGGACAGTTAAGGAAATTGCTATATCCATTTAATCGTACGCTGGAGTGATATACCTTCCAACCTTCTAGACTAGTTACTAAATTACTATAGGTTGAGGCAGTGTTTGCAAAGTCGCCATTGACAAAATTATTCAACCCTACCAATGGAGCAGCAGTGGTAGTTGTAGTTGTTGTAGTAGTTGTTGTTGTAGTAGTAGTTGTAGACGTAACAGGTGCAACAATTATAGGCGAAGGAGGCAGAGGTTGAGCTATTAAAGGTTCAAACGGCGAACCATTTACTATTCCATGCAAAATTATTATAGGGTGATTTCTCGGAGGCGGACTAGTGAAACTTATAACTTTTCCGTTTACTGTGTATGCCACACCTGGATTTTGAAATACATTGTGTATAAAAACTAAGAGAAAAATTTCATTTCCGGTAGGATATGAAAAGGTCATATCACTAAAATTAGTTTTACCACCGTCGCCATAAAAAACATCTTTGACTGGTAGATTTAGTTCATTTCCTTGTAAGGAACGCCATTTAGAATTAAAATAAGCCTCAGGTCTGCCGGTTGTAGTATTATATCTAATTAATCCATCCAATGGTGCTTCTGGACCTTGAGTGGATTTGGAGTTAGGTACACGTACAGTATATGCAGCACTTTCTAATTCTCTATTTTTGAGATATCTTCCCAATGCTATACTCCCATATAGCTTACCGTAGCTACAACTTTCATGCCCACATTGTTTGTTGGATTATTAATTTTTGCAAATATTGCGTCACCGTTGTCTAGCACAATTTTTTCAGTATCAGTTACATAAGTATCTCGTTCGGTTAGTTGTGCTGCATAATATATAGCTCGATCGTCAGTAACAGATTGACCATTTGGAACCAAATACACAGTAAAGTCTGTAGCGAATGATCCTGTGTTACAAAAATATATCACAGTTACCACAGATTGACCAGCACTGGTATATATAGCTGTAGCAGTATTAGTCAAATTTGTATTTTTTAATGCCATTGTGTTATCCTAGAATATTATAGATAAAATCATTGCTTTTTTTCTAGATACCAATTCTTGGTGACTATTGTCTGGTGCTATAGTATATAATCCAGTACCGCCTGTGCCTGCTGTGTTTGCAAAAAGTTGAGCAGAGTTTGCTCGGTAGATAATTGTGCTATTGGGTGCTACTTGTTGTATTTGTAGTGTACCAGTAGCACCGTTTGTAGAATTTCCAGGACGAAAAACTATATTGGTATTGGTGTCAGAAATTATGCTAAACGTTTTTAAGTTTAGATTGCCACCAATTTGAGGAGCTTGATCGTCACTTACTCTAGATAAAACTGGCTCTTTTCCATATATATTGGCAAAAGTTATTCCATCATTAGTTAACTGCCACATTTCCAATGATTCTTTATACCGTATACTAACTTTTGGTTTAGTTCCGCGATTGACTTCTATACCCGAATCTAAAATTGGTACTGTGGTAACGTTACTACTTAAAGTAATAAAATTGTCAATAAAGGAAGTTTCTTGTGTTTGAATTCTGCTGGCAGTACCTATAACAAGTAAATTACCATTTATCTGTACTGTACCTTTTCCTTCGTTAGGATTCAGCCAGATATTACCATCGCCACATGAACCGGCAATAGTTTCTATAGTGTAACGACCAGCAATTCTATCTGTTGAGCTCATTTTATCTATTTATATAAAAAAATAGCACCATAAGGTGCTATTTTTCGAGTTGCAAAAAAATTAAGCTACGTTACCAGTGATGTCAACGTTACCCGAAACCACTGTGGCGTTACCACGTATGGCATCAACAGCCATACCGCCAGCCTCTTCAAATTGAATATAACCATCGGATGTACTTGAAGCAAAACCCCATGGTCCAGAGGTAATTGTAGTATTATTTGAAGCAAATGACAAAACACAACTACGTCCTTCTAGTTTTGTTACGAAACCAAGAAGTCCCGAATCTAATGTTGCTTTGATTGTCATTTCGTTATCGCTTAAGGCTAAATCATTTTTATTAGTTAAAGTGCATGTTGCAGTAACAGTACCATCAGTAACTACAAATTTTTTACTACCTTTTTGCTTGACAATATATCCATCGTATTCTGTGCCACTGGCCTTGAACCGTACTCTAATATCACCTTGATCGGTACTTGTTCCAAAAAATCTTTTATTAATAGGTCGTCCCATTTGTTTTCTCCTTTTAGGTGTTCTAGACCCTACGGGGTGGGCTCCCCATAAACTCTTTTGAGCGAACTTAGTATTTACCAATTTTATGATAGATTCCATCATAAATAACATATAACCCATGAGGTGATATTATGCGTTCAATTATTGCTATATCCATTGCAACTTTGTTTTTAACCGGCTGTGCCACTAACACAGATTATAAAATGTATGCAGAGACTCAGCAAAAAATTGCTCAGGCTCATGCTGTGGCACAAACTGCCAGGTATAATGCTTTGGCAGAAATTGCTAAGTCTGGAGATAGTGCTGCCAAAGTAGCTGCTGTTTTGAGTATTCAAATGGGCAATATGAACGGTAGTAGTCAGCAACCTCAACAAAATATTGCAGCACCAGAAGATCTAAATCAAAAAATGCTGCGATGGGCAGGTGTCTTATTGCCAACTGTGACTCAAGGACTTGGTATAGCTGCTCAACTTCATGCTGCAAATGTACAAAAACAAATAGCAGTTACACAAAGTAATAATGCCGCTGCTACTGCTCAAAACACTAATAACACATTCGCTGCTATGAGTACAAACATGGCTACAAGTAATACTAACATAGCTCAAGCTGGATTTAATGCTGTAGGTGCAGCTGGTACTGCATTGAGTACTGTAGCAACAGCAGGATTAACTGCTACGCAAAACACAGCCACAGCAGGATTAACTGCTACACAAAACACAGCCACAGCTGGTATTACAGGTGTTAATAATGCTGCGACCGCTGGGTTCAATAGTGCTACTACATTAGGTACAGCTGGAATAACAGGAGTTAGTAACACCGCCAGTGCAGGTATCACTGGAATGAATACAGCGGTAGCAAATGGTAATGCATTAACAAATAATGTTGCCACTGGTTATACAAGTTCGTTGCAGGCAGCTATTGCTAAACTCACAGGCACCACCACAACTACAACAACAAGTACAACAAACACCACCAATACAACAACTACTAACAATGTTTGCCCAGTTGGGCAAATTTTGACTAATGGTCAATGTCAATAAAGTTTGAAATGTTATATTAACAAAAAACCGCCTTTCGGCGGTTTTTTGTTCCTTCCCATCCCGATTTGGAAGATTAACTAAACGATAATGAACTGGCTGGGATATCGATTTCACCAAGATAGTCGGCAGCGTTACCAAGAGAGCTAGCTGTATTTGTTAGCTCAACATATCCGTAACGTGTCATAAAACCAACTACTGGTTCAAATGTTGCTGGATCCAACACAACACCACTGCTCATTAGAGGTACATATGGGCAATAGAATGCAGCAGCATCAGCTTCGCTTGTTCCTTTATAACCAATCAATACTGGTGTACTATCACTAGCATAACTGTCAACATAGACCTTCATAGCACCATTTAGTGTACCAACAAACTTGGTGTTGGTAGGTGCTTCAAAAGTACCTTCTGTTGTACGTGCAAATGCACTTGTGGTTGCACTTTGAAGTACTGTTAGAGCAGCAGGACTTACAACTGCCCAGTTAGCTGCACCACGACGTGTACGTTGAGCAATTAGGTTGGCACCACGATTGATAACAACAGCTAAAGCAGCATGTTCGTCACCAACAAATGTTGCTGTACCACTTACGGCACGTTGATCGTATGTACCAACTGAATTAGCTAGGTTGCGTAGACTACCTAGGATCTCTTGGTCGATTTCAACTGTAATTTCTTGAGCAAGTGCTGCCATGATTTCAGCTTCTACATCAATACCATGCATAGCTTGTGCATCTTGTGCAGCCTCAAATGTCCAACGAGCACTTAGTTTACGAGTACGTGCTTCCACGACTTGTTTCATGATTTGAACATTGATTCTGTTACCTGCTACACCTTCTAAAGTAGCTGTACTGTTGGCACGACTAGCAGCACCGCTACCCTGTTGGAATGTTGCACCAGAATATGCAGTGGCAATTTTGAATGGGCTTAGTGCTTCTTCACCAGCTGTTGCACCATCTGCTGCAACAGTTGCACCTACTGTGTCTGCATAACGAACACGTAGTGTATGAATTTGAGCAACTGGACCAGTCATTGGTTGTACGCCAACTAGTTCGTTAGCAATAACTGTTGGCATTACACGACGAATCACTGGTAGAATAACGCGATTCAAAGTACTGATTTGACCAGCTTGTGTAGAGCCAGCTGTTGCAGCTTCTGCCAAATGCCTGCGAGTATTTTCTAACATCATACTCATTGTGGTGCGGCGATTACCTTGTAAGCCTTCTAACAGGGCATCTTTAGTTTCGCCCCAACGGCTTTCTAATAGTTCTTGTGTCATTTATATTTCCTTTAAGGTTTAACTAATTATTTCAACCCTGCCAAACGCTTGAGCTCAACAACGTTGTTCTCAATTGCAGTTCCTTGGGCCGCTGCTGGTTTAGCAGTTTTATCTCCAGTTACTTCACTGCGGCTTTCTGAGAGTACTGTTTTTTCCTCTTTTTTGCCTGAGTTTAGTACAGCAGGTAGATACTTTTCAAATGCCAACTTCAATTTTGGAGTTTGAACATTTTCAAGAAGGTCACGCATTACCGATTGCTTCTCTTTAACCAATGTACCAAGTAGCTCATCCATTACGATTTTGCGATCTTGGCCTTCTTTGATAACGCGAATTTCGCGATCTTTACTTTCAACAATTTGTTGAGCTTGAACTTTTGCAGCTCTTGCTTCAGCAATTTGTTGCTCTTGCTGGTCAATTATTTTTCTTAGTTTTGACAGCTCTTTGTTTTCATTAAGATGTGTTAACGAAAACTCACTGGCAAATGCTTCGAAAATACGACGTCCAAACATGTTCTCACGAGCAAGTTGGATATCTTCTTTTAGTTGATGTAATTCAGCACCAAGTTTGGTAGTAACTGACTCTTTAACCAGGCGTGCGCTTTGTTCAATGAAACGACGTTGAATAGCTTCTAACTTATTTCTAGCTTCTGCTACTAAACGAACTTTTGTTTCAACAACAGCTTTTTTGTCTTGAGAGAATTCACGAATTTCTTCAGCTAACGCACGAACAATAAACTTTTCTAAGCGTTGATAATTCTCTTTTTGCACTTTACGATCACTGTGCAGTTCTTTAACTTCCTGAGCTAACTTAGTTACCATGAAGTCATTGAATCGCCCTGCACTTTCAATCATGTGATTTTTCATCTTCACACGATCTTCGACCATTGCCTGCTTCTCTCCGTGAAATTCTTCAATTTCTTTAGCGAGATTTTCTGTTACCATCTTGTCTAGTGCTTCAACCATTACTGACTTATCGTGCTCGTAACGGACAGCCATCTCCTCACGGAGTTCGGCACGAATTTGCTCACGTGCTTCATTTAGTCTAGTTTCCCAGGCTTCATTAATTTCACGGCGAGTGTCTTCGTTGATTAGACCGCTATCTAGCAATGGTTTTAAAGCGTCAAACATTGCGGTTTCTCCTATATTTTCAAGTCTCTGATTAAACGAACTACTTCGTTCTTAAGATACTTTTGCACTTTTTGATTTTCCATTGATTCACCGGACATTTCTAAGACCCTATGACCATGACGCATGTTAAACAAACCTTCGTATATGGCTTTTGGATAGGCATGAGGAGCACTAGGTTGCGCTACTATGTCTACGGTGACTATTTCAAATTCACTGACGTGCCCAGTGGATTCTGATACATTGCCGCTGCCGCGACTACTAACACCCAACTTTACACCACTTTCTAACATGGTTTTGACCAATTGGCCCATGGGTGTGGGTAGAATTTTCAACTTGCCGTGCCCAGCTGGACCATCCATCCACATTTGTTCAATCATATGACTGACACGATCTAGGTTAATTTTTAGATCGTCTGGATGATCAACTTCACCTAACACTGAATATCCACCTTTGATTTGTTCGTTTATCGAGGTAACAGCCTTGGCTATTTCTTGAACAGGGTAAACACGCTGATTGGCGTTTTTTACCCCACCCTCAATGAAAATGCCTTTCATGTATAGATTCTTACCGGAACCGTCGCTGTT